TTTTGTTTCCCTTCATGATTCGCGATGGAATAGGTTTTGATCCTCTTATCATAAGCGGTATAAACTGTACTTCCATCCACAACCACACCAAGTACACAAGGATCTTCCTTGGTGCACTTAGTACAAGTGAACGGATGGGTTGTGGTTTTGTGAACTCTGGTCAGCCCACAACAGATGTGCAAGTGGGCTCCCGCTCGTTGAATATCTCCTGTTTCCATATGCCTTTCATACTCCCAAGGTGCTTCCGCCGTAGCTTCTGGTTCCTCAGATGTAGCAAAGCCCATAATACTCATCAGAGCATCTTTTATGGACAGTACTTTTCCTGGAAGACCATAACTTTGCCGGAGTGCTTCATTTATCAATGCCTCAGGGTCGATTCTCTCCGCCATTCCACCACCCATTGCCTCAGCAACCGCTTCACACGCCTCAGTGTGTGCCGCAAAACGATTTTTCAGTTCGTGAACCAAATCACCGTATGTAAGCCAGGGGTTTGGGTTAATGTGGCCTCTTTGGTGCATAGAGGGAACAATCTTAAACTTTGCCCAGACCATTGCTGAGAGTTCTTCTCTCGAGTAACGGCTGATGTCCAGCTTGTTTTGCTCCCCCCGAAAATGTTCTGAAGGCGCCATTTGTATTACCACGTGTCTCCTTCTGTTCAGGGCGGCTGGCGGAATCCCTTCTGCGTGTAGGTAGGGATCGTTGTTCATAGTCCAGATAACCGATGGTGAGATGACTGTTCCCTTGATACCCACGGTGGGGTTGTCTACGGATGCCATCTGTGGCTGAAATTGTCCTGTCGATACCAGCGTTAAATATTCCTTTCCAATCCTTAGTTTGTCAGCAGCGTCGCCCACCATGAACTCGTCCATTACTATCATGCTGGGGTCTGCGCATCCGTCCCAATAATCGGAATTTACATTTCGCGCGTAGATCGATTCCGGAAAGATCTCAAAAGCTGTTGTCGCCAATTTCTCAGTAACCAGTGTCTTGCCAATTCCGGGTGGTCCAAAAAGATGAACTGAAAACGGGTGCTTGCGTGTTGTGGGAGTGTTCTTGTACTGCGTCAGAGTAGCAGCTATAGCACCCAATCTTACAAAGGGGCCAAGCATGAGTGATCTGAGCGTCATCTCCTTAATGGCATGCATGATCTTTGTTCCTTCGAGAAGCAAGTTCTTTATCCTATCAAAGTAGGATTCGCTTCTAAGCACACAGGGCACTTTTGAAACTTGAAGGACGGCATTAGCCATAGAGCACCAATTCTGGACCTCATACTTTGCAATGGAAGACTTACTCCCCCACTGGTATATGATTGAAGTCCTGAGGACCGTTGGAAGAAGAGCGAAGAGGTGTCCAGACAGAGTATACAGTGCAGTTCCACCAGCCATTACGGACGTGATGAAAATACAAGTAGTCTTCAACTTCTGGGCATTTGCGCTTGACAGTCCAAAGAGAGAACCCGCGGTCTTCGTTACGATTTCCGTGGGGTCATTTCCTTGGGCAACATAGAGCTCTCCTTGTCGGTAATAGCTAGCTGCGAGGCGAAAGGCTCCAATGACAAGATTTTCTGTCAGGATATGCGCTAGAGACATAATTACTATGCTGAAGAGCATGACTCCGATGGCAAGCTTACCTTTCCACCCGTTGTCCTTTAGTCCTTTAATTACTTCCTCTGCAACTCCAGTCATCATGTTGACGATCAACTTTGCGACGAAGTCCTTTATCTTACACAAAAAACTCGTCACAGGTCCTGAGACGAACCCAAAGATGTTCTTGAGCCCCTCCCAAAGTTTATCAAGGGATGATTTGACGACGTCATACACAGAATTTGCGGTGCCCCTTACGGACCCCCACATCTTCCTTAGTGTGGCGAAAAATCCCTTGTCTTCCTCATCTTGCTGAGCGGTGAACTGCAACAGCTTGCTCTTGTATCCATAGTCTGTGTCCAATCCAACTGTTGTCCTAACATAGTACAAATCATTCCAAAAACGATCTCCGGAGAAATCGTCAATGAATTCATCGTTCATAGTCAGGAAATAGAGACTGTAGAAGTTGTGCTTAACGTCTCTAATGATTTCCTCTGGACTAAAGGGCTCAAAAAATTGGCCGAGGAGATTACCCCCATCAGGCCTCTTTCTCTCATCCAAAAGCCTCAAGGCGATCTTAAGAGAGGCGGCTCTTCCTTTGAAATACATCTTCGCATTACGCAAAAACGCAGCATTGTCAGAGATCCTCTTCTTAGTCAGGATGTGGAACGCTTCCTTAGTGATGACTAGTGGACACCTTACGTGGCACTCTTCAATACACCTGTTGGAACAAAGCTGGGTGTCGATGTTCTTCGGGGTCCTCTCTCTTACAGTATCAGATCCCTGTCCCAACTTATCGTCTTCAAATAGGTTGTTCCATCTTTCGGCTCTCTTCCAAAGCCAATGCGTGCTACTTACTAGACGCAATCTGCT